TTTCTCAGGTATCTTGTCACAGTCTGATGCTACAGTTGAGGGTGTTACTATCCTAAAAGAGTTACCTAAAGATGTTGCAGATAAAGTTTCAGGTTTGTCACCCCAAGAACACTTTGATGCACTTAAAGCTTCAGGTAAGTTAACTTCAATTATTGATCCTAACTCACTGCAACGTCCTGATGGTAAACAACAGTTCGTAGAGAACGCAACTAGTATAGGTGCTGTTATGATGTCAATGGAGAACGATGAGTTTCTTTCATCTGACTTCTTAAAGCAGTTAGTAGCTAACCCTAGCTTCTTACGTAACATCACCACACTTGATGGGGTAGATCCTGAAGGTGCAGCTGTTGCACGTTCTTATGTTGTGTCAGGTTTAAACACTGAGCTTGTAAGACAACAAGAAAACCTTAGAGCAATTGAAGCCACTTCTTTAGCTACTTGGACAGGCACTAACTACACTATGGATCTAGCTGACCTAGAAGCTAAGGTTGGACGTAACCGTATGTTAAGGTTTAATTCTGCACTACAGAAAGAATACGGTGGTGATATCTTAACAGGAGTTCGTGACGGATTCAGACGTATGTATGATGTGACAGACTTAGTTCAAATCTCAGGTTTATATAACCTTGACGCAGCTAACGATAGACGTAACTCTATAGGTGTTATTCAAGGTGCTCTCAATACACTCAATCCTATAGAAATACCAACTACATCTGACGACTCAGCAGTTGTCAACACAGTAGGTGAAGCTGTAACCCAAGGTGACTTATCCCGATCTGTTGATGCAATTTCTCAAAGAGATGCTAACATGGAAGTATCAAGCCCTGAATTACCAGAGATACAACAAGAACAATTACCCCAAATAGGTTCTGAAGCTGAACCATATATAGTCGAAGATGAAGGGCAGTACAATGAGATACCGACTGGTTCTTACTATAGGGTTGGTGATAATCCTACTCTTAGGATTAAAAGAGGTAATAACTAGAATGGTTGATTTCTGGGAAAGAGACGAGGTAGTCCAAAAGAAAAACTTCTGGGATGATGACGAGGTTGTCGATGTTATTGGTGAAACTTTAGATACTAGAACCAGACAAAGTGCAATGGAAGCTGAGACAGTAGTTGAAGAAACTAAACCTCAAGCTGTTGACACCTTCATGGATAAGCTCACCGAAAGATTAATATCTTTAGAGAAATTTAGTCCCACAGCATACAAGGCTGTTAAAGATGAAAAGTTTCTTACATATGGGTATGGACACTACGGTAAAGATGTAAAGCCTAACCAGAAGATTACTAAAGAAGAAGCATTAGACTTACTAGAAAAAGATATAGGTGATAGACTACCAGCTATACAGTCTGCAATACCTAACTTTGGAAAACTATCAGAAGAACTAAGGGTCGAGATAGCACAGAGTTGGTTTAGGGGTGGTATGTCAGGAAGCCCTGCAACTATAAAACTTATTAACCAAGGTAAATTTAAAGCAGCAGCAACTGAGTTCTTGGATAATCAAGAGTACCTAACTGCCAAGCAACGAGGTAGAGCTGGTATCATACCTAGAATGGATGCTGTAGCTAATGCTTTAAATAACGAAGGAACTAAATAAATGTTTGGATTACCATTAGAACTAATTACAATGCTAGGCTCTACCGTTCTCGGTGGGGTCATGTCCATATGGGGTCAAAGCATTAAGGCTAAACAAGCACAGAACGAGATGCTACTACAAAGAGCTGAGTTCAACAGGGGTGCCGTAGATGAGGCTCGTAATGCAGGTAAGACTGACAAACACTTTGCTTGGACACGTAGGCTTATAGCTCTTTCTGCTGTGTTTGCTATCATTGTACTACCTAAGTTAGTTGCTGTATTCTACCCTGAAGTAAATGTAATTGTAGGTTACACTGAGGTAGAGGGTGGTATACTTAACTTGCTTCTCGGTGCTAACGAAACTGTAAGATGGCAAGCTGCATCTGGCTTTGTCATAACACCATTGGATACTCACATTGTGTCAGCTATAGTTGGCCTATACTTCGGAGCAGGATTTACTAAATGATAAACAAAGACACAGAATGGCATCTCTCTAAGTCCGTACCTATCACACTAGTCTTAGCTATAGTGTGTCAAACCATAGCCCTTGTCTGGTATGTGTCATCACTAGATAGCAACGTAAAGAATAACACCAAAGAAATACTCAGACAAGAGGTACGTATAGAAAGACTAGAGACAGTGGTGCAATCCCAGGCTCTGACTCTAGCTCGTATAGATGAGAACATTAAGTCTATAAGAATAATGATGGAAACGATGAATGCTAAAGACTAGCTTATTAGTTCTATCAGCTTTCCTAGCTGGTTGTACATCTACAATACTTGAGTTCCCTGCTGTATGTCCTAACAATGAACCAACATGCCAAAGAAATTTAAATGCACAAACACTATCCCTTATCGGTCAAGCTGAAGCTGCTATTAAACTTATGTGTGAAGACCCTAGTCTTGAAGATGCTATTGGTGAACAGTGTACTAGCCAATGATGTTACAGGAGATTTCTCCAACAACTACCAAGACAGCACAGTAGACAGTAACAACACAGAAGAGAGCATCACGAATAACTACAACGCAGCTGGAGCAGGTCAAGCATCACCTGTTATGTCATCAATAGCTCCTACAGTTATGGGTGGTGGTGGTAACGACTCATGTTTGATGCCAAGTTCTGTAGGTGTACAAATAAGTGTCATAGGTTTGTCAGCAGGTGCAATGCAACAAGACCACTCCTGTAATAGACGAAAGAATGCTCGTCTTATAGGAGCACCTCAGCAGGTAGGTGGGTTAGGTTTACAGATATCAGGGATAAGTATTCTCTGTGACGATCCAGCAGTATTCAAGGCAATGGTTTTAGCTAACACGCCATGTCCTGTAAATGATTTTAGCACTGGTAAATTACTCATGGGCAAGAGTGCATTGCTAAAGTATAGGGAGAACCCTTCCGTTTTTGTGGTAGGGTATAAAGATAATAAGTTATTTTGGGACACCTTGTTAAAGGTAGGGGAGGAATTAGAATCAAATGAAGAATCAAGTAAAGAAGTTGCTACTAGCAAGCTCAGTCTTAGTGACCGTTTCAGGACAAGCAAACGCACTAACAGGTGAGGAAAAGCTACAGGCTTTAGTTGACAGTATTAATGTCATAGATAACAGGCTAGATTTGTCAATCCAGTTAGGCATAGGTGCTACAGGATATGCAGCTGCAGGTGGTGTTATTGTAGATGGATCAATGGACGATGGTCACATCTCAAGTACAATGCTTACAGCTTACTTAGATGCTGTAGACCAAGTGATGGAACATGATTATGCTACAGCACAGACAGCCGAGCAGCTATTCGTACAGGAACATGTAGCTGCTATGAACAACTTAGCCTTAGCTGTTGACACACTAGTGGATGCTACAGATGTTCTGATGACAGCTACATCAGTTGCTGAAGTTGCAATGGAAGCTGACACAGCACCTGAACAGGTAGCTCTGCAAGAGATGTTAGCTACAGACGAGTACTCTATAGACGCAGGTGAGGTAGATACATACAACCAAGCATTAGACTCTGTTGAAGGCTATGCTCAACAAGCTGGTGCATTCATGGCTGCAGCTAACAACGAAAGCTTAACAGCAAGTATCGACAGTTATGCATCACAGAATAACATTGTAATAGGTAACTACTCAGCTCTAACATATACACAAAGCATTGACGAATTTGTCATTACATGGGATAATTACGGTAATGCTACAGGTTGGAATGGTTATCTAACAGATGACATGAAAGAGGCTGATGATATTTATGGTGCAGCTACATACATAGTACAGCATGGTTCATTAGCTAACAGTGATCCACAACCATGATTGAAGAAGCTGAAGTAAAAGTTGGTGGGTTTACATTTAAAGGGTGGTACATAGCTGCCGCCCTGCCCATACTAGGGTCTCTTAGTGGTGGTATCTATTACGGATATGACACACTGCAAAGGTTCTATGCTGTTGAATCAGGTATAGAGACTGTTGTTTCTAAGTCAGATTCATTTGATAGTAAGGCAGGTAAACTTAGCTCACGTATTCAAACACTAGAACAGGCGGTGCAAGACAATGACGTTAGAGGACTTAACACAAGGTTGGCTACGGTCAGCACGCAGATGCAAACAATCCTGGAACAACAGAAAGAGTTGCTTGACTTACGTAGTCAGGTTGAGAGATCGACTGGGATCACTGATAGTTTGGGTGATAAGCTTGACAAATACCAAACAGAAATAGATGATATATGGAAAGCATATGATTCCCTAGTTGACAATCCATTAAAGTAATGAGAGAATATTATGGCAAGTAAACTTAACAAAGCAAAGATGAAGTGTAACTCTCCTAAGTCTACACCTAGTCACAAGACTAAATCACATGTTGTCAAAGCATGTGCTAATGGTAAGGAGAAGATCATAAGATTCGGTCAGAAGGGTGTCAAGGGTAGCCCTGATGGATCAGCTAGAAACAAAGCATTCAAAG